TAGCGGCAGAGGATGATGATGGTAATGCGGCAGTCAAAGCAAAGCCAACCAAGCCAGCAGTAAAGCAAATTAGCGAGCAAGACCTGAATTTAGCGCTCAACAGCGTTGGGCACGCTCAAACGCTAGACGACCTGAAGAACGTTTACACCGAGGCAATCAAGTTTTGTGGCTCAGACGATGCAGCCAAGGCGCACGTTATTGCGGTTAAGAATCAGCGTAAAGAGGAGTTGTCAGCATGAGTCATACCCCCGAACGATGGAACTTTCAAGATAACACGGCCTACAGGACGCCCTGGACGACTAACCCGTACAGCATTACTGTGAGGAAGGCCGGCGTTCACGGGACAACGATTGCCAACATACCGAACCGCAAAACAGTTCCCGCTGCTGAGCAACGGGCTAATGCACTGATGATGGCCTACTCGCCTGAAATGTTAGAGCTTTTACGCAGATTTATCGGCTGGTATTCAAACAAAACAAAAGACAATTTTTACAAAGCAATGCCCTTTAAAAACCAGCCACCGGAGATTCAAGACGCAATGAAGTTGGTTCAAAAAATAACAGGAGAATCGTATGTCTGAAGAACAGGGAACGCCTGAATGGATGGCGTGCAGAACCGGCCAAGTGACTGCCAGCCGTGTAGCTGACCTCATGGCTAAAACCAAGTCAGGTTACTCAGCCAGCCGTGACAACTACATGGCGCAATTAGTGTGTGAGTTGGTTACAGGCCAGCGTGAGGAGTCCTACAGCAACGCTGCTATGGCTTGGGGCACTGAGCAAGAACCTTTTGCACGCGCAGCATACGAGGCCAAGGCGAACGTTTTGGTTGACGAAGTAGGGTTCATACTCCATCCGACAATTGCAGGCTGTGGAGCTTCACCTGATGGACTGGTGGGTGACAGTGGCCTGGTTGAGATTAAATGCCCAAACACCAACACCGCACTAGAGGCTTGGTTGAAGTGGGCGGACGACAAGAATCCAGTAGCTAACAAGTACAACACCCAAATGCAAATGCAGATGGCGTGTACACAGCGCAAGTGGTGCGACTACGTTATTTACGACCCGCGAATGCCTGAAAAAGCTCAGTTGTTGGTGGTGCGCGTAGACCGCGACGATGCTTTTATTTCAGAGATGGAGTTGGAAATAACACGGTTTATTGAGGAGTTAAACAAAAAAGTAGTCAAGCTAAAAGCTGCAATGGAGGCGTTATGAGTGCAATTTATCAAATCCAAAAAGATTTAATGTCTGGCAAGTCAATCACGCCGTTGCAGGCTTTGAATCAATACGGGTGCTTTAGGCTGGCTGCTCTAATCCATAAGTTACGCCAAGAGGGGATGGTCATAGAGACAGAATACGTCACAAAAAACAGTAAAACGTTTGCAAAATATTTTTTAACCACAGAGGAATAATCAAATGGCATATGAACAACGCGACAACTCAGGCTCACTTTTCAAAAATGACCGCAAAGAAAAAGAAAACCACCCGGACTACAAAGGCTCATGCATGGTCGGTGGCGTTGAAATGTGGATGAGTTCATGGCTCAAAACAGGCGCAAACGGCACGAAGTTTATGTCGTTCAGCTTCCAACCCAAAGACCAGCAGCAGTCTGCAACGCAGCAAGCACCTGCACGTCAAGCTCCACAGGCAGAGCCTGACTTCATAGACGAATTGCCGTTTTAAGAGTAGACATGTGGCCTTACATATTTGCCGCATGGATAATATCCGCGTGGCTTACACATATCATCACCTGCCTGCTAACCGGCTCGTGGGGTTTTCTAATAGCAGGTGCGCTGTTGTTCCCAATCGCTTGGGTACACGGCACGCTAATCTGGTTTCAATAGGAGTAAATAATGGAAAAAGAACTTAAAGAATACGTCAGCTTGCGCGTACCAAAACCACTTCACACCAAGCTGGTTTCCCTGGCAAAGCAAAATGAGCGCTCGTTGACTGCGCAAATTGTGTTTTTGCTCAAAAAAGCAATAGGGTAAACACCTAGAAAAACAGCTTAATAAACCTCCTGTTTGGCCTGTCTTTGTGTATAAAATAAACACAAGATAAACAAACAGGAGAAAGCAAAATGACACAATTTACAGACCGCACTATTCGTAGTGATTGCCAATGGGTAAAAATTACCCGCGACAACAAAGAGCGCACTTTTACCTTTGCACGCGGCTACAGAGGTAAGTACCAAGCCCAAGAAATGCAAACATACTCGTTTAAATACGTTCCAAACTGGGCGGAGGCGACTGAAAAAGCCACAACAATAATTGCAACATACTAAACAAACGAGGCTTCGGCCTTACTAGGAGAAAAAAATGAACTTTGAAAGCCAAGACGAATACGAAGAATACCTAGAATCTCGCCAAGAGCGTGAAGACTGGGAACACGAGCAACATGACGTTAAGAAAGACCGCAACAATGAGCAATAAATTTTTAGCCAGCCTTGGATTATCGTCCTACATCGAACTTGCAGTAATTGTCGCTGTATCAATTGCCGTTGCATACAGCCTGCTTTTGGAGTTGTCAAAATGAGCGCAACAGGAAACGTAAACCCGACTAGATATACGGGTGACTTCAAATCTACACTGGAGCCACGCGACTTTAGTTCAACTCCGGTTCGTTCTGGCAGCGAGGAAAACTTGGCTTTCCCGTCTCGCGTTGGCAGGTGGTTGTTTTACCGTGATGGCCGCAAGGTGCTTGTGAAATGATTTACAACACAGGGAAAGTGCTAATTGGCCTGCGCTACAAGCCACCAGTACGTCAGCATATTGGCCGTGACATGATGCTCTTGCAAACAGCGTTATTGGCCAAGCCTAAGACCGCGTGGCAACGTTTGACTGAATGGTTGGAAGTATGACCCCATTGGGACACGGCGTGATGATTAAGCGTGTAATTGCCACGCTTGAAGAATTCGGTGAGTTGTCAGGCGCTGAAGTTGCAGAAATATTAGACGTGACGAGGTTTGATGCTCATGCCGCTTTGAGTAAGCTAAAAAGACGAACAAATGACGGGTTAAAGAAAGCGCATATTGTTAGATATGTATATGACAATGAAGGCGATAGACGCTATCCTAGACCCGTCTACCGGCTTGGTGATGACACGTGTAGAGCCAAGCCAAAGTCCAACGCTAAAGCTATTGCAAAGAAATACCGAGATAGCAAAAAAAGGCGGATGCAAGGCACGACCGTGTTTAACTTAGCTTCAAGGCTTATAGATTGTGGCGCAAGATGAAATGCCCAGAATGCGGGGCTTGGGCGGCTGTTAAAGAGACGAGACAGCGCCCGAACAACGAAACATACAGACGCTATGAGTGCGCGAACTTGCACAGATTCACAACGCTAGAGGCATTTAAAAAGCTGATACGTTCCACAACTCGCCCCGCCACTCAACACAATCAGGGTTTTTGTCGTTAACCATGCAAATTTCTGGAGAAATTAGACTGCCGTCACGCAAATTTAAAACAGCAAACCCAGCTCGCCAATTCCTTGGGTTGTCTTCCGCATAGGCAAATTGAGGGCCAAACGGTTGCGATAATGTTCCAGTGTCAACCCCCCACCTCGTCCCGTTGTAATCAGTCCAAGCGGAGGCTTTTAGGCTATGAAGGTGGCCTGTAACAATGCTTACACCGCTTCCCATTGTGTTGTTGTGAGTCGCGTGTATGCCGCCCTTCCATCGATGCTTGACCATCACTTTGTCATTTAAAAAACAACTTGTCGTATGTTGCCAATCCTCAAAATGGTCAATTAGATTAAACCCTTTGATACCGATAAACTCTGGAGCCATTGCCGCCAGGCGCATATTCATGCGAGCATCATGGTTTCCAAGAGTCCAGATTAGTTTGCACTTGGGATTTGCAAGTTTAGCCGCGTCATCAATTTCGCCCAAAAACATTTCGCATGCTTTAAGCTCTTCTAAAACAGACGGTGTTTTTTCCCACCCATTTGCAGGATGCCTGCTGATACTGGCCCCATCAAAAGCGTCACCATTATTTACCACTACGGAGGGTTTTAGCTCTTCAATAAGCCACAACAAAGCCTTGAAAGCTGTTGTTCGACGGCTAGGCCAAAAATGCGCATCACTGAAGACTATTACGGTCCCATTTAACATTCCTAAATTTATTACTGTCGGGGATGTATAGACTGAGTTCGCTTGGCCATAATGCGTGTTGTGATACGGCGTGGCCACAAGTTGTATGCTGTGCTTGCGTTCAATGTTTCGCCTACGTTTATTTGCTTGCGCGACACTCATACCGACAATCAAAGCAACTTTTGTAACGCTTTTATGCAAAGTCATCAGCTCAATAAATTCTTCGTCAGTTACTTTTGATAAAGCCATTTAAAATCCCGTTTGTTTACGCTAAGGCGAATACGTCATCGCTTAACGGAATCTAAAGATAATTTTCTAACCTCGGCAACCCTGCGCGTCCAACCCTTGCCAAATCTGTCAAAATTACTTAGCGACTCCAGAAATTTCTGTCGTTTGTCGCAGTATATGTTGATTAGCTCGGCTGGCGTATGAGCCGCTACAGCGCTTAAAGTGTTTGGGCCAATAGCTCCATCAGGGATTGCGCCAGCAGACTCTTGTAGCCACTTTGCAGCGCGTCCTGTGCCACTATTTATGGCTGCATCAAAGACACAATAGTTCAATCCGTCTGGTAACTCATCGGCTTTTACTCTGTCCCAGTATTTTCGCTTGTAAAGCGGCTCAACGTCCAGTTGCGTCATCGACTTCATACTGCCGTCTTTTACTGCGTGACCCAGCCATTCCTCCCAGACAGCTTTTGTAACACCTAAATTCGTCTCGCCGCCTGTGTCTCTTGGGTCATTTACCCAACCGCCCTCATGTTTAAGTATGTGCGCTAGGGATTCTTTGTAATTCATAGTGAGTCAGTCGCCTTTGGTTTTATTTCAATGCAAGTCATATCAAACGCAGCAACTTCAGTGTTCGTTGCTAGCTTACGTCTAACTTGAAAATTCTGGGCTTCGCACTGTTCAATAGAAACAGACAATCTCCCGCTTTCAAATCCGCAAGCGCCGCCGAACAAACAAATAAACGAAACGGGCAACCACACCATGATTTACTCCCTGTTTGACATAAAACCTGATAACTTTTCCTCTTTGTCTTTACTGCCTTGGCTTGAGCCAAAATAGTACGACAGAATTTGTGTTACAGCGGCAGATAGCACGCCAAGAATGTATATCAAGATATCCTTGGCTTCTGTCTTTACTTCGACAAAGATAAGCACTGCAAACAGAGCAAACGACAGACCAACAACCCCAAGCGCCAAAGCCGGTGTGACAATTTTATTAAGCAGCGGTGCGTTAGCGCTATTTGTTATTGCCACCTCACGCGCTCGCGCAGAGGCTTTGTCAGCTAACACAGCTTGGAATCGCGCTTGCTCCAGTTCCTGCAACTTTATTGTCGCCTCTGGGTCTGCTTTAATCGCCGCCGTGACCGCTTCCAACTCGTCAGCCACCCCAAACTTGGTAGCCAACGCAGACACTGCCAGGCCACCCAAAGGGCCAGCAAGAGCAGTAGCAATAGCAGGAGCCGAGTTTTTGAGTAATTTGAGAAGTTCATTCATTATTCGCCCCACCCCAAAGCCGCTTCAACAAAAATAGAAACCTCGTTTGTGCCGCTTGATGACTTTGCTTCAAATTGAAAGTCTGTCTTTTCGCCAATAACAAATGGAATTTGTCGGTCAAATGATTGTTGACCGGTCTGCCACGTTGCCTCGGCAACCCGCAAAATGCGACCATTGCTAGACCCTAAAGTCTGGCGGTAAGTCAAATACTTATTTGGGTTAACCGTGCCTGAAGTTAAATCTATGCGTAGTAAATAAAGAGACTTGCCAGCAGGTACGGTGTACAGACAAGCCTGTGTAGCGCCCTGACCAGCCTCAATCCAGCCGTGTACTGTCCCGCCAATGCTGGCGCTAATGTTGCCCACGTTTGAGCCACTTAATATTACAGCGGAATTTACTCTGAAAAACGCTTGAGTAGTGGACACCGCTGATGTTCCAATCAAGGTGACCGTTTCTGAAATCTCAACATAATCAAAGTCTAGACCGCTAATCAAAACGCTCATTGTGTCTGAGGCAGAACTAGAAACCACAGACAAGACAGACGCGGATGATGGGTAGACGTAAGAGCCGCTATCGTTCCAGAGTGTTTCAAACGCAGTCCCAACATCACGGTTGAATCCAAAAATGTTTACGGGTTTTAGATTGTTGTAATGACCCCTAGCGACATCAAGAAAGACGCTGGTTGTCGTCATGTGTTCGTCAAGTTGATACGCCATTTATTGACCACCCTTTGTTACTACAATCCATACAAGCAAAGCAACAGCGCCAATGCCTGTTACCCCCAGCAGAAACACTGCAATGCCCGTCAGCACGCCTTTAATGGCTTGTATGCGCCTGCGCTTCTTAAGCACTATTGCACGCGCTTCTGCCTCTCGTTTTTTTCTTGCTTCCACCTGAAATGCAAGCCACTCATCCCACAGACCTGGCCGGCCTTGGTAGATGAACATTTCTTTGATCTGTATCTCGTGCTGCTTGATTTGCTCAAGCGCAAAGAATGCTTCTGAGTCTGAGCCTGACCCGCTTGCCTTCTTGGAAATCTCTGACTTGGAGTCAAAGAACTTAAAGATGTGCTGGCCTGCCGACATGATGTCGCCACCGTTGGCAATGGTTTCTTTTATGACAGCAAAGGCTGCGTTGGCAGCAGCAAGCTCTAGCAGCATTACCTAAAGTGGCTCAAAGCCCAAGTAAGGCCACCGCCAAGCATCGATGCTATTGTCATGCCCATCCAAAACCCGCCCCTGCCTTTGTTCGCCAGGGCAAGTAGCTCTTTGATGTCTGTATCCATAGACTCGACTTTAGTTGTCAAGTTCTCAACTTGAGCAATCAAACGGCCATATTGAATCGGGTCTATGTTTTCCATTTAAATATGGTCTCCGCTGGGGTCGTAAGGGTCTAACAAAGGTTCAAACCACACTGCTACAGCTTTGCGCCAGCCAGTGCTTGTTGCGTTGTGACGCTTTAAACGAGCAGTTACCGTCATTTCTTTAGGCCACTCAAGCAATAACAACGTTAAAACCATTGCGTTGATTATAAAGTCAACCAGCCACCCTGCAAGCAAAATCGGGTAACCGAACACCATGGCGGTCTTGGTCATCATGCCAGCATCCTTAACCCTCTTTAAGTTCATCACTGCAAGGTAGAACACCCAGAGAATGTAGAAGCTAAGGGCGCTAACTGCAATGTACCAGCCGCCAAGTGCTAGATAGTTCATCTTATTATCCGGCAGCAGCTTGTATCGGAGTTAAATCTTCCGTTGTCCAGTAATCCTTGGCCAGCATGCCGACCAGATGCTCTTGATTGCGTGCCAATGTGTCTGTTTCTTCGGCATTCAAAGCAGGTTTTGCTTTTAGCGCGTTAATCAGGTTCACACTGTCCATGGCTGCGGAGTAGTGCTTGGCGATTTGCTCAGAGGTGTTTTCAATAATCATGGTTTACTTTTAAGGGTGGGTTAAAACATAAGCGTCAAACTTTGCATTCAGTTCCTGCAAGGCTTTTACTAAAACAGGAATCAAAGCGGTATCAACCATTCGCAGTTTGTCTGCATCTTCATTGTCTACTATGACAGGGTTGGCACCTTCTAGCTCTAGCACGTCTTGGGCTTTAAAGCCGTAACGCACCCCGCCATTGGTTTCTTCAGAGTCCCGTGCAGTTCGGAACTGATACGCCGTGGGTTGCAACGCTTTGACAAACTCAAGGCCGTGGGGAACAGGCGCGAAGTTAGTCTTGTCCCGCGCATCTGACACCACCGTCCAAGCCACTTGAATGTAGGCGTTCGTGACAGCCGTAGACCCCATGCAGAACCTGTGGTTTTCGGTTGTCGGGCTAAAGACCGGTGTGTAGGCGCCTCCTGAATTAAGCGGATTGATTGACGTATTTCCGCTACCTGTGGTGTTGTAGTAGAGTGCATACGCTCCATGGGCTGTGTTGGCGCCGCCTGTGGTGTTGTTGAGGAGTGCTTGGAGCCCGCTGGCTGTGTTGCTACTGCCTGTGGTGGTGTTGGTGAGTGCAAACCGCCCATTAGCTGTGTTGCTGTAGCCTGTGGTGTTGGAGTTGAGTGCGCTCACCCCGCTGGCTGTGTTTTCGTAGCCCGTGGTGTTGTCGCGGAGTGCGTTCACCCCGCTGGCCGTGTTGTTGTAGCCTGTGGTGTTGGATTTGAGTGCGCTCTGCCCATTAGCTGTGTTGTTGCTGCCTATGGTGTTGTTGCGGAGTGCGTCCGTCCCGCTGGCTGTGTTGCTGGTGCCCGTGGTGTTGGCGTTCAGAGCGCCTGAACCCAATGCGGTGTTAGACGCTATTGCACCTGCACCTTTGCCTACTCGCACGCCTGACAGGGTTGCGTCGGTTGTGGAGGAGATAGCTCCGGTTACTGCCAACGCCCCAGAGTTCACAGCAGCCAGCGTAGAGGTTCCTGATGCCGATAGCGTGCTGAATGCACCCGCAGACCCAGCCGCAAGAGTAAAGGTATCGGCTGCTTGGTCAAGGCTGCCAACGGTTATCCACGCATCATTGTCGGCGTTGCGCTGCTTCAAAACGCTTGGGTTTGCAGATGTATCAACCCACCATTGATGGGCAAACATAGCGCCAGGCTCTGTTGCGCCTGAGTTGTTGCTTGCCAATGCTGGCAGAGCGTCGTTTAAGTCGGCGCGAAATGCAGGGAAGCCCTGATTAACAATACTCATATCATGTTGGGACATCTTATAACTCCACTCCGTAGCCTTTGGCTACATAATCAAAACTTCGGCTTACAGCCGTACCAGATGAATTTTTAAAGGTTATTGTAAACCCCGTGCGAGACTTTGAGGTGATTTCGTAGTAGTCGCCTGTCTGCATATCCTGTGCACCGATACCGATTGCCGGTGTTTCCCTAAAGCCTTGCGCAAACGTTACAACCTTTGCGCCAGCACCAGAAACAACATCATTCCCAGATATAGTGCGGTCAGGCATGTCGACGTTAACGCTTAACTGAGTAACTTTGGGTGTGGCTTGTTGGTCTGTCGTGCTTAACTTAGCTCTAAACTGAATGGCGCGTGCCCTTATGTCAGTAACTGCAAACGATTGCCAGTCCGACCATGTCGGCGTGCCGCTTGGGTTGTCCTGGGTATGCCTTGCCTCTATTTGTACGTCTGTATCGTCAAAAGCGTTTACATCGCCTTCAAATTCGCCTTGCCGGTCATCAAACAAACCTTCGGCCGAGTCAAACAATACAACGTAATCTAAGCGTGTGTGTTTAACGTAGGCTGTGCAACGTGATATGTAAATTGCGCCCAAGTCAACGTCAGTTGCAAAGTAGTAGTAGCCAAATGCATCTACGTTACCGGAGCCGCCATCAAATAAACCGCTTGCGTCATCAAAATCACCCGATACAGCGTCGAACAACACGCTGGTGTTTAGCACTAAAGCATCGTCTTCATCCAGCTCTACTGTGTCGTCAAACGTGCCGTTAAAATCTGGCGCTTCGTTTATGGCCTGCACAAAATTAAGAGACTCAACCGCTGCAATGTTTGTATCTAAAGCAATACTTGCTGGAGCCGCGGATGCCAAGCCTAGCTTATCCACAGCTTTAACAAAGTAAGTTCCGTTTCGTGCGGGCACAAACACAGAAGTTGCTGGGCGAGATACTTTTGGGACAAGAGACACCGAGTTTTCGTAGCTACCACCACTGTCGGGTGATGCGTAGCGAACACGGTAGTAAGACAAGTCAAGGTCTGGGACAGCGTTCCAAGTCAGCAAGTATTGATTGCCAATCAGGTTGCCGGTTAACCCTGTAACGTTTTCAGGAGGCGCAGTCTTGCCAATAACCTCGTGGTTACCGGTAGCCCACTCAGAGCGAACGCCAAAAACGTTGATTGCCCTGGCTCTTACATTGTAAATAGCCCCATCAATAACGTTTGCAAGCTGGAATATATTCCCAGAGGCTTGGCCTAAGTTTAAAAAATCGTCAGAAGTAGAAGGTTTGGCTTGAACCTCGAATCTATCTTCAAACACGTCGCTACCTGTTACTGTAACAACTAGCTGTGTAATGATAGTTTCGGCGCTAATAGCTAAAGTGTCTGTAATGCTTATACCAACTGGTTCAGACACAAAGCCACTTGGCAGGTTTGTGTTTGGTGCAGGGTCGTATGTCTGTTCTTCGCTGGTAGACCAGTCGTACACATCAGTAGAGACTTCGCGCAAATCAATGTCAACACCAACAGTCTCTCCAAAAGCAATGTTTGCACTTACAACCTCAAAAGGTTTGCTTGACCAACCCATCCGCGTGTTGTTGATTTGCACAATGTCACCGACGTTGGCCTTCATACCAACCAGCTTCATTGGCATTGCAACCGTGATTTGCTGTCTTGCCCTTAATAGCTCTATCTTGGCCAAACGCTGCG